CCAGAGTCGAATGCAAAATCTTTTACGTACTTGACGGCCATGACGTCACCTCAAGAAAGAAATCGGAGTTTGTAAAGGGTGGAGTAGTACAGACCGACGATCTCATCAATGATGTTGTTTATTGCGGTCTCGGCTTCGGGTGAAATTTCTGCACGGTTTTCGTTGATCCAATCAACGTGCGCCTGCAGAGCCTCTGCGATGTCTTCTTGTTCAGTGACATTGAGCAAAGGGATTGAAAGCAACTTGCCGAAGCCCCCTTGATAGGCTTCGGCAAATTTGTCGGCAAGGTCTATGATGTCCGGGTAAAATTTACCCAGCGCCTTATGTGTTGCGTAGCTGCGAGTCTTTAAATGCTCACGGTGCGCCATGTCGCGGGACATGAACATCAAACCCATGAACTCACCAGCGGTTTCGTGCTGCGCCATCACGCGATCCTGTTTGCGGTGAAGATGACAGACGGGATCGCCGGAACATCAGGAGGACCGACAGACGCGGCGGTGTAATCGATCGACGTAGAGGTGCTGTTGGTAGCCCAGTAAAGAGTCAAATACTGACCCGCTGTGACTTCTTCTTGGAACGTGAGTTCGAAGACCGTAACGCCACCATCAGTCGCCTTAGGAACACTTATCGTCGACGCAGTATTGGCGACGTTCGTGCCGTTCTTTTGATACCAAACTGTAACCGTATGGTTAGAAGTGTTGGTATTTTTTAACTGGAAATTCATCGCACACGAATACACACCAGCCGCCGCCATCGTGATGTTGGTGCTTGATGCGACCGTGATTCCGGTGTTCCAAGATGACGCGGTGTCAAAGGAAACCGCATACGCGACGTTCGCGGAAACCGCGGTCTGATCTCTTGTCGATATGACCTGCGCGTACGATCGATTAGTAATCGTGTTGAACGGTACCGCACCAGCCGTAATCGTAATAGAGTCAAATTCACCGACCGCATTGCTGATCGTTACCGACCCTAGCACACCGCCGGTGATGTTGAGCGAGTTACCGATAAACGTCTTAATCTGATCTGCGGTAAGTTTAACCGAAGCAGCCGATTGAACCGACTCAAACAACTCAGTACCGCCGAGCGCGGTACCTGCCGTAAGATCAGTAATTTTGACGTTAGCCATGTTTTACTGCGTCGACTGCTGCACGATGGTGAAACGGATAGAACCAGTACCAGAATTGACTTTCAAGCGAACCGCTCGCATCAACGTCGTGGTAAACTGTGTTTCATCTCCGGTCGCCGCTGTGAGGCTAGCAGCCGGGTGCGGTACCGCTAATTGCGTAATCGAACGGTCAAACGGGTCTTCGTTCGTATATTGAACAGAGTAATTGACCGTACCGCTCGCCTTAGCCGAAATATTCGTCACTTGGTTCGGCACATAAATATCAAGCGGAATCCAATCGGTATAACCGATAACAGCGTTACCAACAGAGATAGTCGCACTAGTGGCGGCAGACGCGGCCACATTAGTCACCGTCGCAAACGCGATACTACCCGTGACCGTACCCGACGCTGTAAACGCAATCGTCTCGGTCTGGGTGGTGACGCCACCGGGCTTAGTGCCGGTAACGACAAAGCTCACGGTAGCCGATTTATCATTCGTAATGGTAACGTATGCCGGGCTAGAGGTAAAATTAGCCACCCCGCTCACGACCGCAGAGCCGTTAAGCGTGATCGCTCCTGAAGCGTTCAGCAATTGAGGCGCGGCAACGCTATCGGCGTCAGCAGCAGCCTGAGAATACGTAAAACTAATCGGGCGCATGCCGGTCTCCTAGAAAGGCAGGGGGCCGTAGCCCCCGCCCTGTTTATCGCTGCTTAGCGGCGTAAATGTAGTCCACCGTCATGGTCTTAGCGGCAGCCGCACCATTCTGAATGGCGAAGGAAACCGTCAAGTCCGTGTCCGGCAGATACGAGGACGACGCGCTCATAGAACCGGTAACCGTGCCGTTCACCGAGTACGCGAGCGTACCCTGACCGTCATAGTACCAGCCCAGCGTGACGAACGTATCGTTAGCCATCGTAGCAACAGCAGAAGCCACGTTTGAACCCGTCGTCGCATTTTTGCGGCAAACGAGATTCACCGAGGTGCTGCCATCAGACTTGATGAAGTAGATACCGTCCGTGACGTCAAGCGGCGTGGTGTCTGTCACCTGCAAACCAATGACCACGTCCGAATCAGTCGCGTCGCTGACTTTGAAACGGGTCTTGAAGAAAGTCTCTTTGCCCGACTCAAGAAGGAAGGACTCGCCTACCTTTTGCAGAGCACAAAGACTATCGTCTTGATCCGAGTTCGTCACCAGCAGGAGACCACCATCGCCGTCAGTCAGAGCCTGAGTAGCTGTTGATGATGTCTCCGTTACCGTCCATTCACCAGCGACATACGTATCAAAATCATTGAAATACGTATGAAGTTGGGTCGGGTCGGGCATCGCCAGATCGCAGAAAAGATCGTTCTCAGCGACGTTCGTCACGCCGTTAGGAAAACGAGTTACGAGCAGATTTGCCATGGTTGTCTCCTTAAGAGAGTTGTATCAAGAGAGAGCGGGGCCGTCACCAGCCCCGCTTTCCGCTTGATATCAGACTCCCGCCGTGCCGTAGATGGTACGGGGATCAGTCCAACCGAAGGCATAACGCTCGGTGGCCTTGTAGCGCATGGAGTCGGTTTCAAAGTCACCTTCCATGCTCTTCTCAAGACCGCGACGCATCATGAGCTTCAAGCCTTCCGGCGCGTCCGTCTTAATCCACCATGCAGTGGTCGACGTGATACGCGACAGGTTGGCCTGACCATCAGCCAGCAAGCCCATCGACTTGACCGGGTTGATGTCGTTGTTGGCCGCGCCCGTGCGGAGGACGCTCTTGAGGAGCACCTCGGCCTGGAACACGTTGCTCGGGCCAGCGACGATCGCCTTGGGCGTCAAACGGATACGCTTGCCGTTGTTGTCAACAGCGTTGCGGATCTGGATGAGCAACTGCTCGAGCGACGTCTGCGAAAGGTTCGCAGCGGTCGACAGCTGGTTGCTGAACGTGCCGTTGACGATCGGGTGATCGGTCGCCACGAGCGACTTACCGTCGCCGCCCGGATACGATCCGTTGAACGCACGGTTAAGGATGTTCGCGCCGAGCGTCTCCTTCGTCTCGATGAGCGACTGCGCCAAGTGCTTGGCATAGGTCTGACCGATACGAATGTGATCGCCGTCTTCCACGAGGACCTTGGTCAGCGCGAAGGCGAGACCGTAGACCTTGTAGAGGTAGCGCTGCAGGAAGAGGACGCCACCTGATTGATAGGTGACAGCCATGCCGTCCGGGAGCTCCGGAGCAGCGCCGAATCCGTACAGGACCGGCTCTTCGTGGTAGTTACGCGGAATGCCTTTCCTCTCGTCGAAGATCTGCTTCCACTCGTCAGCACGCTGGTCGTACACACCGTCGAAGGTTTCGTTGAGGATCGGCTCAACAATACTGCGAAAGTCTGTACTGCGCATTGGGGTTGCCATGTGTCAGTACTCCTATTAGACTGAAGCAACCGAGGCCTTGTAGTGATGTTCGTTCACACGAACAGTCGCAACTACATAAGCATCAGTCAGGACGTTATCGGGGCCGTAACCGAACCCGGTGATCTGGAACTGACCAGTACCGGCTTCAATCACACCAAGATACGCGCTAGAAAGACCCGTCGCGGTGGAACCACCCGGCGAGGCCACTACCCAGTCACACTCTTCGCCAACCGCGGTTTGAACCGTGGTACCGGCCGAAGGATTGTTGTACTGGACATCAAACAGCGTTTCCGGATCGTCGTACACGTAGCACTGAATCTCAGTGCCGGTGGTCGACGCAGGCCAGTAGTTAGAAACCACCGGACGGCTGTTGCTGTCGCGATACTGAACACCGGCGAAGATGCCGAGCAGGTTGAAACCACCAGTGGTGCCCGAACGGGTACCATCGGAAGTTCCCAACTCAACAACACCGGAATCAGTCAACTTCACCGGATCACCGGAGAAGATATTTACGCCATACCCGGAGGTGATGACGTAGGCTTTCGGCCGCATCTGGCCACTGTTGTGGAAGGACGGACGAAAACCGAAGGGTGCGCTTGTCGATGACATGCGATTTTACTCCTTGGTTAATATACAGGGTTAAGTGAGCTCAAAACGAGCTGATCTCTCTTCTGCAAGTCCCGCCATACCATCACCCATGGACAACTGAGAACCGGCAGCGCGAGCTTGCTGTTGCATAAACTCGGCGGTGTCGGTGAGCTTCTCCTCCTCGCGGAGTGGAGCATCGTGGTGCGCTTCCCGCATGAACTTCTCATACAAGCTCATAGGGAGTTTGAACGCCAACATCTCGTTAATTCCAATTAGGCCCGTCCACTCGCCCGTCTTAAGCGTGACATACTCGCAGCCGGGAACGTCTTCCGGCTTAATAGGCTCGTAACCAAGACGAATGCGCCCTTGAATTGAGTCACGAGGGTTAGTCGTGGTCAACCAACAGGTGTGGTATCCGGGGATATTAGGTAAATCGGGCAGTGCAGAATTGAAAAGTTGCTGCCTGAACATCTCAACCCGCTCATCGTCCGTCACTTCACGGTTCTCGACCACAGCTCGATCTTGCATCGTGCGGCTAGTGCGGTTTTCAGCGGATTTCTTTAATCGTTCATCAGTCATGTGTCGCTCCTACAGCGATGAGGGAATTATAACGTGGAATATGGTGGAAGGCAAATCACGCCTTGTTCCGGTCATATTCCATATACTTTTTGATGTATTTCTGGCGCAGTACGGGGTCGTCCCACACACCGGCCTCGATAAGCGCGGACTTGCGCTCGGGGCTGATGTAGACCTCGCGCCGCGTCGAAGTCGGTGCGTGTTCGCGCCCAGAGCCCACTTGCGGGCCGCCGCGTGCTTGACGCTCGGTCTTCTTGGCCGGAGCGGAAGACTCTTGGAACTTTTCCGGCAACCGACGCTTAACGCGGTCGCGGAGTTCGTCCCAGTAATCTTCAGACCGTGGATTGAATCCTTCTTTGACCAGTGAGTTGTCAATAGCCAACACGATCGCCGAGCTCTCGTCAGCACCCTGCGGGTTGTACCACGGGTTATCTTTGATGAACTCACGCGCATGAGCGAGCGCCATGTCGTCAACCTGCGGTTGGGCGGGGGGCTTGACTTCCTGCGCTTGCTTTTTAGCGGCTTCGAGCTGGCGAGCCTTGAGCATCGCCTGATCACGGTAGCGGAGCGCCTGAGCGACGTCCTCGCCGTTTTGAGCGGCAACCGCCTTGGCGATCACCTTCTCGGCGAGTTGGACCTCGTTGACGGCTTCCTTGAGCTTCTGGTCAAGCATTGACAGGTCGCTCTTTTGAGCTCGCTGTTCAATGCCCGAGATGCGACGCTCAAGATCATCGTTCCGCTTACGCAGGAACTCAAGTTCAACCTTGTCACGCTCAATGGCGCGCTCGCGTCGCTCTTTACGCTCTTTCTTTTCAAGACGGCGGCGCTCGCGGATAGCCTCGCGCTCGTCGTCGCCCTCGCTTGACTGCCGGGCAACCGGCTCATCATCAGCGTCGTCATCGTCTTGCTCGGGGGCGGCAGCGTATTGCTGGGCTTCCTCCGGGCTTAACTCGACTTCAACCCGTTCGTCGGGTGTGCGACCTTCGACGACTCTCTCGTCGTCTTCGGTCAATAAATCTTTATCAGCCATGTCTCATCTCCTGTGTCAGATGAATGCTCGGATCTTGGTCGGGTCGGTGGTTACCTTGCCTACAATATCCAAATCGTTAAAGATCACAAACAGCGCCACACCCCGGTCATTAAGGTCGACCTCCCAGCGGTCGCCGCCGTACTTAGGTACTCGCACGAAGTCGCCGGTTTTACACCAGTCACCCTCGGGCCAAGGCTCCATCGTGTTGCGGTTTTTGAACGCTAGCGGACCGACAGCAATAACCTTAGCGACTTGCGTATTCCACTTCTCGGTCTCTTGCGAGCCGAGGTCAATGATAATGCCGCCCGAGGTTTTTTGCTTAGGGTTGCGGATCTGTACCAAAACGCGGCTACCGAACGGCTGAATGCCCGGATCTGCATCCGGAAAAGCCGCCTCCATCGCGTCTTCAAAGGTCTTTGTCGCCATACTTCTCCTCTTGGACTATTCCCAGTAAAATGTTGATCGCCATCTCATACCCCGCGATAACGCCCACCGCATGACCGTATTCAAACGAGTCTTTCTGGCTGGGCCGCTGCAGGACTCCTATGGCATATTCCCGCTGCGCCTCTTTCAGGCGCACGAGGAGCTTTTGCTCAATCATGCGGGGGTTTTCTTGGCGGGCTGCTTCTTCGGCTCAGCACCGCCCTTGGGGGCAAGTGACTGACCGTCGAGCTTTTCGCCCATCGCGATGCGCTTGTGCTGAGGAACCATTTCCTTCTCGCTAGCCATGGCTTAGGTCTCCTTACGGTTGCGGGTTGATACCAGTGCCGGTGGAGACGTCGAACTTCTCTCCGGCGGCGATCTCGGCGGCGGCCAACTGCTTGGCCGTTTCGTTGTCCGAGGTGTTCATAAATACGCGGGCCTCGATGTCGTCCGCGGTGCGAGCGTTTTGGCTCTGCTCGCGCAGCTGTACCAGCGACGCTTCTTGCTGCATTTCGGCCTGCTTCATCTGCAGCTCGGCTTGCTTGACTTGAGCGTCTTGCTGTGCCTTCTGCTGCTCGAGTTGGAGCTTGGCTTGGTCGGCTTGCGCCTTCATCTGCATCGCCATCTGATCGACCTGCGCACGGAGCTGCGCCACCGCCATCGAGTTGTCCGGCGGCATTTGCGGCTGCATGTACTGATCGGCCATCTGCTTGACCTGCCCCATAACCTGAGGCAAGAATCCGAGTTGTTTTTCGACCACAGACTGAACCTGCATGATGAAGTCGGCTTCCTGCATCGATTCAGCCGGAATGATGCCTTCTTCCGTGATACCCTGCAGACCCTTGTGGGCCTCGACTAGGTAGTAGTTGAGCAGGTGATCACGCAAGTGCCCGAGTATTGAGGGCATGTACGTAGGCGCTATTGCAGGGTTACTACCCAACACAGGCGACTGAAGAAAGGCAAGATGCACACGGAGGTGCGCGATGTGATCCTGTTTGGGCAGCACGTAGATCGGCTGACCCATCGACGCGGCGACGTTTTCAGACACTGGATCACGATCGTCTTCTCCTACCTTGGGCGCGAGTACATCGTCCGGCACTTTGAGCGCCGAGATGAACATTTCCTCAATTTTGCGCAAATTGTACATTTGCGGCATCATTGCGGAGCGTTGAATGAGCGCCTGAATCTGGGCGAACCGCTGGGTCTCGCTGAAAATGTTAGGGTCAGAGACCGGGATGACGTCCATCGGGCCGTCAAAGTCTGATGGCTCCACTTCCATATCACCCGACTGGAGCTCGATGAGGTCCTCGGTCAGGTAAGCGGAGTTGAGCCGGTGCAATACTTTGAGCACGCGGGCCATCGAGTTGTGCAGCCGCGAATGAATCGAGCTGAACACCACCATTCCCTGTTCAATCAGCGCGAGCGTCGTGCCGACGGGCTGATTGGGGTTTTGGTCGGAGAGCTTCTCAAACGAAGTCTGCACCACACCCTTGCCGGCATCTACGAGGAAGCCGAGCAACTGGAACAACACGGGCGACGGCGGGTTGAACGGCACCGGCATCGCGATCTTGCGGACGTCGTCAACATTGACGCCGCCTTCAATATCAACGATCTCGGTCGGCATCAGGTTGATGGTCTGCCCGTTGGGGCCGCCCTTCAACTTGAGCATCGTCGGAATGTTCTGAATATGCGCAGAATCAAGCAGGGCACGGAGCGCGCCGGTGGCCGCCCCCGACAGACTGCCGATCATGTGCGTCAAACCGATAGCATACGCACCGCGCCAAGGCACGAACGGGAACTCGATAACCCATTCAAGTTCATTTTGTACCGGGTCTTCTGGCTCCCAGTTGCGGTACAGCGAGAGCCCTTTACCGGTCGTTTTGTCAATGGTGAGCAGGTAAGGGGCGGTGCCGTCGCCAAAGTCGAGGTACGTGCACACCTCGTAAACGGTGCGCAGACCGTCCTCGTTGTAGTTCATCTCTTGGCGGCCTTCGATCTTGTCGTTGGCTTTGCTCGCCTTTGAGAAGTCTATTTCACCCGGCGACCCCAAGTCGACGTCGCGGTACATACCGGCTTCAACCCGGCGCTGGTACTCAAACTTGGTGATATACTGCACGTGCGTTTTACGCTCGGCAGTGTAGAAGTTGGTCGCGGCGAACGGCAAGTAAATGTCGTCAACCGGGATGAACTCGCAGGTGGGGCGCTGACGGCGCTTATCCCACGTGAATTTGAGGTATTGCGAGCCACCGAGCGGGAGCTGCGTTGACAACTGTTCGAGCTCACCCCGGAACTCCGGGATCTGCTCGGTCAACTGCCAATTCATGTAGTCCGTCTTACGCTTCGCCTTGGTGAGCACGTCAGGATCAGCGTTACCGACGATCTTGCTGCGCACCGGCCCGTTAGGAGGCATCATCTCCTTCATCATACGGGCAGAAAAGTCTACGCAAGCCTCAATTAGCATCGGGTGAACGACCTTGGAGGCACCTGTGAACTGCGCCCCGCCCGGTGCGTCATCGCCGAGTCCGGTGCGTCGGAGGCCTTCCTCGTACACTTCGTCACGGCGCTTGCGTGCGTCTTTGTCACGCGAGATTTTGTCCAGCAAATCCTCGATTACAATACCGAGCTCGCGCTGGTCGACTTCCTCGATAATGTTAGCAAAGTGTTCGCCTTTTTGCGCGGCGTCCATCTCGTTCTCGAGTTTGACGATAGCGCCGCCGTCGTCGGTGTCAATCACCTCGGCAGGGGCGTCCATTTCAATCTCGACCATTTCGGCCTGCATTGTGACGGGTTCTTCAGCCGGGTTCATCGGGTCAGCCATTGAGTTTCTCTCTTACTCGGTTGACGATCTCATCAACGACCGCCGGATTATAACCTACTTTGCCGCCTGCCGCCATTTTCACCGCGCCGCCGGTGGCAAATTTATCAGGAAACGGCTCGCCGCGAAGGAGACCAGAGTTAATCCATTTTTGGAGGTCATCTAACTCTTGCTTCGTGACGTACTTGGGCGGTTTACGACCAGCCTTAAGAAATTCTCGGGCTATCAGATCGTTTGGACCAATTTTAACAAGGTCAGTGTTATTGATATCGCCGACGATTTCGTAATTACCTGACCGGATGAAGTCTTGCACGAGCGGAAGGTCTTCCGGTTGAGGTTTCAGGTTTTCTGCGCCTTTGACTTGAATGATTCGCATCGGATCGTCTTCAAATGCAGAAGCATGTTTAGCGTAAACCTCAGGTTCATTTTTCTCTAGCCAGTTTGGAAATTCAGAACCGGTTTGTCCTGTGGATTGTTTCTGAATACTAAATCGCTTCCATGACTCGACGAGTTCCGGTCTATCGTCAAAAAGTTCATTAATGGGTCGCGTACGCCACGAAAGACCCGGTCGCGCTTCAATCGTCACCCGCGGGCGACCTTCATCATCGCGCAGGCTGAAGATGCGGCTCTTGCCGGACACGACGTCCTCGCAATAACCGCCGACGCAATGCTTGAGCATTTCGCCTTCGTACTTGAGTGCGTCCTCAAGTGCTTTTTTGCGCTCTTCCCGCTTGTACAGGTTGCGCGCTTCTTCCGGTGTAGCGCCTGCGGAGACCGACTGCCCGGTCTTTTGGTCAATAATACCGTGCAAACTGGGATAACCGGATACAGGGCCGGGGCCGTGACCGGGTTCAAATTCTGGCTCCGGCATCTTGAGCTCAACCCACTTGAGTCCCTGCTCGGGGTACTCTTTCACGGGCACCGTAGCGATGTTACCGGCGCGAGCCGCGTTGACTTCGGTTGCGCGGGTAGCGCGGAACGCATTGATGTCGTCGACGAGTTTAGACGCCTGCGCCATGTTGAGCATCTTCAACTTGTCGGGCGTAATTTTGAGTGCGTCGGGCAGGTCGCTTTCTGGGTCGAGCGCGTTGCGGAGCTCGTCCCGCATGTGACCGAAGCCAAGGTCCGCGAATTGATCGTTATCGATCTGATAAACTTTCGTCTCAGGCGGTACTTTGAGCAGCCATGGATTGGTTTCGGTCAGGTCCTCGTCCGTTATGTTACCCGCCCTCGTAGGTTTGATTGACAGGTCGGCCATGTTCTCCCAGCCCTTACCGAGCGGGGTCTCGCCGATACCCTGAGGCTCGTACCCTAACCGCTCGCGCATGTCGGGGAGGCTTTCCGGCACCCACCGGTTAGCAGCTTCAAGCGTACGTCCGCTAAGATGTGAGCCAGACTGCCTAGCTATGTAATCCCGTTCACGGCGCAGTTCACGTATGCGGGCCTGCGATCGGGTGAGCATCTCCGGTGTGAACCCGCGCTCGGCGCGAGCCCTTTCAAGATCTACCATCGCCTTGGTAATCTGCTGGTTTTTCTGCTCAAGTAGCTGCTTTTTCTTGGCCGCGAAATCGTCAACCTGCTTACGGATCGGGTCGTCAGGTGACGCCAACTCATTCTTGACATACTTGGCGAGCTTTTGGTCGAGCCATGTGTCAAGCGCCGCATTACGACTTTCGCTTTCAATCTCTTGCTGTAGTTGATAAGCCTTGTCTTGATTACGCGGATCGTCAAGGTCTAACTCGTCAAGATATTTTTGATATTCTTGAACCAAACGATCGGGGCGCATGAGTAGCGTTGCGTCAATCCTGAGCTCATCACCCATCGTGAGCGCAGGTACGCGCCTAGGTGTTTTGAGAGATTCTGCTGCGTGTTCAGCTGCGTAGGCAGGCCAGTTGCCGCCTTTCGGTTTGATGACTTGCGTAGTGGGAACGGTTTTGCCTACCCCGCGTGTAGGGTCGAGGAGCATCTCGGCGGTCAACTGCGCACCAAACTGTCCGGCAGACTCCGGGGTCGCGGCGGCTACTTTGGCAGGCAACTGCTTGACCGACTCCACCCCGCTCAACACCATGTTACGCAACCCGGCAGGTAGCTGCTTGAGCAGCGCGATTTGCTCGGCGGGCTCAAGTTGGTACAGGTACGTGTTAAGCGCGCTCAGCATGTCCGCATAACCGGTGGCGACGCCTTGGGCCGCACCCGGGAGCGACTTGACAAACGAACTGCCGAACCGAGCAAGACGGTCGTCGGGCCGTTGACCCGGCGCTCGGTAACCCGTAGCGCGGTCGGCGGGGAGCACCGGGCCACCGTCGGCGAACGGGGTCACACGCTGAGCACCGGACTCGCGCTTAGCATACTCCCGCGCCAGTGCGGCGATCTCTTTACGGTCGCGCTTGATGTTCGCCTCTTTGTCAGCGAGCGCCTGCTCAACACCCGCCAAGTTCTGAGCGTAGTCGGCGACCTCGTTAGACTTGGTGCGGCTCGGCTTCATGTAGTCGCGCAGTTGGTACTGCAGCGCCATCGCCCGCGCATCCTCAGCGGAGACCTCGGGCCGTGCGGCCCAATCGTACCCGCCCGCAAAATTGATTGCTGCGTCAAGGGGGCCGCGGTCAACTCGCTTTGCGCCCAGCTCGGGATACCGCTCGCGCAGCATTTTGGCGAACACCTCGGGCGCTTGCAGGTGGCCCGCATACGCCTTGGACTCGCGGAACATGTACTTGAGCCCCTTACCCGCGCCTTTGGCGAGCTCGCCCAGCTTACTGGGCAGGCTCATCTCAGCGTAAGGGTCGGCGTAGTCTTGCAGCACGGGGCCGCCCTCAGCGTAACCCTCGGCTTCTTTGAGTATACGCATAAGCTCACCCCCGTCAAGGGTACGGAACATTTCGCGGGCCTTGGCCTCGCTACCGTATTTCTTGATGAGTGCTTTGAGTATGCGTGCGTTCAGTTGGTCGTAGCCACCCTCAACCGCACCGCCCTCAGCCATATTGCGGGCTTTGAACTCGCCCACGATACGCTCAACCCGCTCGCGGTCGTAGCCGCTCACCACTTCACCTTGTTCGCCCAGTACGCTGCGGAGCTCGGCCCCTTGGCGATGTTCTTTGAGTGGCGCGCCTTGAACGATTTACGCTTTTGGGTCATGCGCTCGGACTCGCCCGACTTCGGCTTACCCGCGGTTGAGGCACCTTGCTCGCCAAAACGGATGATCCGCTCTTGGCCGTCGTAACACGCTTTGACGACGTGCGACTTGTCAGGATGCGACGGGGTGCGCCGCGGCTTGTTGCAAGCCAGCGACGCCTTGTCAACTCGGCTAGCCACGCTTGCGGGCCGCACGCATGTTGTCGACAAGGTTCGGGTAGGGTCGCCCCGCGGCCTTAGCCGCCGCCCTCGCGCTCGACTTCTGGCTCGAGCTCAGGGGCTTGGACTCGCCGAGGCCTTTCGGTCGCGCCTTGTCCCATACCTGCTTCTTGGCTTTGCTCATGCTGCACCTCGCTTAGTTGCGGTTACTTGCCTCGTTCTTCCATCAACTTGACCCGCACTTGCAGGTCGTGGATGTCTTCCATAATGTCGTCTTTAAGTTCCTGACGACGGGCGGCGCTCAAAGGA